CGTCTTAGTAGCAAGCCCACGCAACGTTAGTGCGCAGTTCCTGAATTTAGTAACCTCCTGTTGAGCCAGACAACTCAAGCAGGTGAGGACGGTACGCTCGCGCTACCACTTTCGTGCTCCGGAGTAAAGGGGAGCCGGGGTAGGTGTGTTAAACCCTCCCGACGTGTGCCCCAACACTAAACAGTGTCATACCCGTTACCACTACACTCATGTTAGCCTTACGTATACCACCTCAACAATAGAACAGGTCAAAGAACTCACTGAACAACTCTCCCTCTAAAGATTGAACACTATCAATTTGCTGCTCAATCTGAACAACCATCGCTTCTGTGACCCCAAACTTTCTCTCCAGGAACCTTAAATATGCCTTGCGATCATCTCTGGGCTGCCAGGTTCTCGGTCCATCCGCGTACTGATCGAATTCAGAGTACGGACCTTTCTTCCCTAGCGTTACCATTTTCTGTCCTAGTTTCTCCCAGATTGGCAGGCCGGTTCCCCATGCTAACAAACACATCCCTTTCGAGTAAACTAGTTGTTTACGTACGTCAGCAACTTGATGCTCAGGTATTTTAGCCAAAGATGTTGACCAACTATTGGTCTGTATTACACGGTGAGGCATTCGGGTCATGCGAACATGATTGTCATCAGTGATAAAGAAGAAATTGGACAAGAAATCCATTTCATCTATATCTCCAAAGACCAGATCACGCTCACAAACACCGATACCACCTTCACCGTCTTTAGTGTCTGAAAAGACATATTCTTTGGCAGCTACCCAAGCAGGTTGCATACTAGGATCAAGCCAACCTAAACCATCATCACCTTTACAAATCCATTCATCATCATCGATGTCTTTTGAACCAGCCTTTCGATACACAAATGCTTGATATGACTCAACCATATGTGTATTGCCGAAAGTGGTCCAACCATCGCCCGAAGCGCGTCCTTGAGTGAAATACTTAATGTGTCCGCGCGCCATGGATGCTTGGATTATAAGGGATTGATCTAGCATTTGACAGAAACCTTCAACTGTCAAAGGTTCATGCCAGATCACATTAGGGTGTTTAGCGTACCTCTTCATAGCTTCGTGTAGATGGTAAGTCATCATAAGGTACTTTTGGCTCTCACCGTTACATTTCCTCCACAAGAAAGAGATTTGAGAAGCGTCGAACCGTGAGAGATCTGCTTTCCAACACATCCAAGTAGGATGGTTGTCGCGGATAACGTCAATCATATGACAGATCTCTTCCCAGTTCTTTCTACCACAATAGTGCTTGTCATGCAGATGTGCTATGCCTTCCAACTGATTTATGAAGGCATTATAGGCTTTCTTTTCGGCTGATGGGCCACAGATTTGTCTCTCCTTAACGTCATTCCACTTAGTATCTTTCAACCAATGATAAACGGCAGTAACTTGCATTTCAATCTTTGTAAAAGCTTCATATGAAAATTTACAAGTTCGCTTATCATTAGTAAAAGCTTGACGGATCATAGTTTTGTATGATTTTGTAAACTTACCTTCGTCAAGCCATTTATCTAAGTCGACGTCAATCACTTGTCTCTCTAAGTAACGTTCAAATCTAGGCACCCAACACTTCCAAAAGAAATCAACCCATTCATCGTAGACAGGCAAATTGTTGGTTTTACAATCAACCCAATCCTGATAACCTTTTGGTTTTATCTTCAATCCGCAGGCTTGGATGATCGTGGAAAACTCTACTTGTGGGCAGGGGTGTTTTATGGTGGGGGTTCTCAATAATGGATGGCTGAAGATAGGAAACAGTTGAACTGCACCTATTTTGTCCTCGTGTCCGCAGGGTAAATCAGCCAATGGACAGTTAAATTCGCCTAGTCTCTTAATGTGTCCAGGTTTACTGAGATAACCTAAAGCTTTGAATGAAAGCCGGTCTCTCACAGTGACACACGACGTAGGCAAAATATAGCTGCCGTCCCTGACGAGGATCGAGCCTTCTGTTACGAAGGCTCTCATGAGGCTCTACTTCTTAGAGGCCTGGTACCTAGTCAAGCTAGGCACTACCTTACAAGCCTGTTCAAGTCTACCTGCTTCTTGGGCTTTAATCGTTAGAGCAATGATAAATGCTTCCTGTAGGCCAGTAATCTCAGTGCGGCATATCTTCGCTACAGAAGTGAAATCATCACTCTTTTGGCATTCGGCCAAGGTAAACTGAATGGATTGGACGGCTTTCTTGCAGCCTAGCTTCTTGTAAGCTTCGATTACCCAATCCAAAGGGGCTTTGTAGGTATTAGACTCTCCCCAGAGTGTTTTGAAGTGCAGAAATCCACATGTTTTGTGCGCAGCAGTCAGTGTTACCCAAGTGCGTCCACCCTTGACATCCAGAGTTAAATTTTCAACTTCTGAGTGCCAATTGCGCATCACAGCAGCCCATAGCTTGCTGTTACTAATGAAAGTTTCCTTTCTTTTCTCGAAATCTATCATTTTATCACCTGCTTGAGGGATTCTTTTGTGATAGAACTCAGGAATTGAAAGGTCACTTTCAAAGTTTGTTGGGTAGTCCCCCACCTGTTCAATCAGTCTGTCCCGCTCATCAAGGGATGTAACGACCATTTCCGTGGTGTCGTCATCATCCTCTAACTCGCTGGACCCTGGTTGTTGTTCGGCAGGGTTTTTATGTGAACCCCATTTTGGCCACAATTTCTTGTCTGTGGCTGGGGCTTGCTGGACTGCTGGCATCTGTACTGCATCTTCAACGTGAGCCAGGTACATTTCCAAACTGTCTTCTTCGTCCAATACAGCTTGCGGAAAATCGGTTACAAAGAGGGGTCTTATTGGCACATCAGCCACTCCAAAGTTCTCTCCAGATTTCACGAGTTCAGGAGCTTTAATGGCCACGGATCTGACCATTATATAGGGTACATCACCATCGGTGAAGCGATTAATGACTTCATTGATGACTACAAGGTCTAAACCGTCATAGTCATTGTAGACATACTGCCAAACATAGTCCGCGGTTCCTCGCACTCCATGCTTATATGGCATAATGTTACCTTTCACTGTCGAGGTAACTTGGAGGCTTCCGTGTACTTGTTTGACTTCAAAAGTGGATTCTTTATCCACCGTATGCCCACGTTTGTTGCCAGCCCTAAGGCAAGCATCGTAGTCATTAATCACCCAATAGATAGGTGTTGCATCCTCAGCTCCTAAGCGAAAAGCTCCTTCCAAGCCATCTTTATAATAGCCTGAATCTATTAGCATGTAGGCATCGTAATGCCCACCACAGACGTTGCATCCATGATCCTGCCAACGTGTGTCTGGTGCTAAAGCGTGCTGACAATAATGTCCTGAAGCACGGAGCAATTCCACTGATTTACTGTGGATAGTTTGTCTGATGTGGTCACGAGCATCCAGTACTGGGTTGCAGCTCCAAACTCTCGCTGATAAAGGCTTGCCATCAAAGTCATTCTGTCCAGCCAATCGTGCTGGACTCGTCCCGACATCGAGGATCTTCTGTCCTTTTAAGATGCCGTGAGTGAGTTGAGCATTGAACAATGCTCGCTTTGTGGCGCCTACAGGGTGACAATGATTTTCTGAGGCGAAGAGTTTAAAGCAGGGTCCACTTCCACCATCTTTCTCGGTAAGCAAATGACTGAGATGTCCTCGGATGGCTTGAAGGCCCTCTTTCCCAAATTTGTACTGGGACTCGAAGTAGGTAACCTGATCTTTCTTAAAACTGTAGGGGACGTTTGTCTTAGGGGGTTTTGCTGGATTAGCTCCTCCAATGACTGGTCCATTATTGAGAAGGGGTCGGTTGTTGTTGTTGTTGTGTTGTTGTTGCATTTGTTCATATTGTTAGTTATTG